AGGTTGCCCGTGTGAAAATTATACCCGGCATGGGTTTTAGCATGATTTTTCAGCTCTTCTAAAACGAACTCCAGACGCATCAGTATAGCATTCTCAACCCGCTTGCTGTAAGCACGAATCTCACGCCTCGCTGCATCTATTGCCCCTCTTTTCATGCCAAACTTAATCATACTATGATCTGCCTTTGTTTCGTTAATCTCTGATAGCTGTTAGCGATAACCTGATGAGTGCCTATGCACTTGCAATCGCTATCCTTCAACCTTACCTTTTTGCAATCCGAATAATCGGCTGTCCCCAAGTGTTTCTCATCTACAAGGATTACATAGTTAGCCCTACGATACTGCCCACCTTCGTAAACTGTTAGCTCACGTTTTTGAGCTTTGATATTGCAGGGATAATACACGCTCCAACTGGGTCGGGAAGGTAGGGGATGTCCCCACCTATCCGTTCCCGTTGTGCTTGTACCCGTATAGAATGATATTTCACCCAGTTCAACCATGATTATATCGAATTGAAATTTTCACCTACATAGCCAACTTTGCCTCCGCCTCCCTCTCCGTATTCATCGTAGATACTATTCGCATCCCTTTTCAAAGCATTGCGCTCTGCTTCGGTAAAAGAAATAGTTACCTCCTGCTCACGGATATTAGGAGCCTTTGAAAGCCACAGGTAAATATCTGCTTTGGCCAAATTAAACGAACGGTTAAACGATACCTCGGCTGTGGAAACTAAACCACGCTTTGCACAAACGAGGTCAATCGTTCCGCCGGGTATCGGATAGTTCGTTAACGCTTGTATGGCTTCTCCCACCTTCATTGCTACCAGCCTGTCGCATTGGTTTTAAAGAATATCATCTGATTGTATGCATCCACAGCAGGGAAAGCATGAGCCTTGCCGTAAACCTTTCCGTAAGGCACATCCTTCTCCTCCTTGTAAGAACCCACCATAAAGAATGATTCCTGCGTTTCACGCTGTGGAGATTCAGTGTAGATTTGCTTCCATTGGAACCTTCCAACAGTTGATTCGGGAGAGCCAACTGCAACAACGGAATTGAAAGGATTGGCAGTGGTATAGCTACCATCAGCATTCTCCCTTGTAATCAGGTCGTCAATTACCTCGAACTGAATTGCATCCACGCCAAAGTATTCAACAAGCATAGCGTTAATAGCCTCAAGCGTAGGAGGTGCTTGTGTGTTGTATATGTTCATAACCAGCGTAGCGCAATACTTCTGGATGGCTGTATTCTTGCGAATGTAGTTAAACAGCGTTGAACTAACCTTTATGCTACGGATTTTGAAACCCCTCGTCTTTGCCGGTTCGATAAAGTAGGTTTGAATATCGCCAATGATATCCTTCGACGCATCGTTCCAGTTGTTACCAGAATGATAATCTTTCTGCCAACTCTCAATAGGATATTCCATAGCGGCCAAGCCACGCAAATACGGGCTGTTGGCAGCAGCGAAACTAATCGAGCAGGCGTTGCTGATTAAAGAGTAGCATAGATACCTACGCTCGTTATCCAATGCTCTCCTTACATTGGCTAAATCATCATCCCAAAAGGCCAGCAGCTGTGCAGCAGTATCAGCGTTCTGCATACGTGCAAAATTCTCTTGCAATTTGTGCCAACGCTCAAAATCATCGGCATCCATTTCAAAGGCCTTACCAAAGGTGGCCAACTCACCCTGAACGGATTTATAGCCCCTGCGCCCCGAAACGGGAATGCTCGATTTGCTCTCAATGGGGTCAGCAGCGATGTTAAGCTTATTGGTTTGCCCCATGATAGTACGCCATGAACCATCTAACGTTTGCGATAGCGGGAAATGCACATCTATCGCTGCGGTCGGGAGTTGATTCTCGGTGTAGTACGCTCTGATATCCTCAATGGTCAATAGTTGGCCAGTAGGATTTATCGGTTGTAATTTTGCCATGACTCAATCCCTCCTAATACTTAATAACGTTAATATGCTTCAACTGGTCAAGATACGGATCAGCAATGGTATTCTCCAACACATCAGCCCTTGTATATACCCCAACCGGTAGCATGACAAGGTCAGCATTTGGTACCTCCATGCCAAACTTCGTAATACAATCGGGCGTACTCTTCGTTTTAATCTCTGTTGTAGTAGTACCAACCCTAACGGTAGCGGCTTCACAGATTAAGAACGGCTTTGTTGATTTTGTAACCGTTGCAATAACGGTTGAAACTTTCAAAACCTCTTTATCGCCAGCCGTTGCCAAAACACTTGCAATCTTATAGGCTTTATTGGACGTGCCTTTCGACTTCATCACAATATCGCCCTCTTTGAAGTGGTTAAACTTCTTATCCACAATAAGTAACTGTGCCGATGAACCCTCCAGCACCAATGCCTGCTTGCATACCCTGCGGTATCCAGAAGCATTGGGTGGAGCCACGGGCGTTCCTTCTGGTAGGAATCTCCCTTTGATGAGGTTGTCAGGCTTGATGCTGACACCTCCCGGAATATCCCACGCCCTGTCCTTGTTGATGATGTTTTTTCGGCTCAAAACATCTTCATACGTTTGGATTTGTTTCATTTCTCAGATTTTTGTTTTTGTTTGTTAACTAATTCTCGGGCTTGCTTCAACACGGGTGTTTGCCCATCCTGATGTTCCTCCCGTGCTCTGGATGGAACGCTGAAATCCAATCCATTCGCTTTGGCCTGCTCAATAAAGACTTTGTTAGCAGCCTCTCTTTGTGCAATAACCGCATTGAATGTATCGGTATTCATGTTCCCATACACCGAATCGTAAAGAGCTTCCTCAGCTTCGAGTTGACCCTTCGGCATCCCTGCATAGGCTTGCCGTAGCTTGGCCAATCGCCCCTCTTTAACAGCACCCGCCTGTAAATCCTGCATCTGCGTTGTTAATTTCTCAAGTTGCTCCTTGAGGCTTTTTACCTCCAAATTGGGTTCATCATCCTGCTTTTCGGGCGGTTTCCGTTCTAAGAGTTTTTTTCTCTCCTCTTCGAGTTTTTTTAACTCCTCATTGTGCTTTGCTTGCAACTTATCGGCTTCCGTTTTCAAAACGAAGTTGATATTGCCCTGCAAATTCTCAATCACACCCTTTGCATCAAAATTACCCAACTGCTCATCGGTGGTTATCAGCTTGGAGTATTGTTCTGCCAATCCCTCCAACGTGCGGTCGCTTACCTGTGAGTTTTGCTCACGTGCGCCCTTCAAAGTTTCAAAGATTTTTTCCTTCATCGCTTTAGTTTTTTAAGTTAAATATTCCTTCCAAAAGTTTATCTTTTAGCCTGTATAAATCAAACTCCTTTGCCCTCTCGTGTGCCGTTTCGGCAACCTCCTTGTAGAAAACTATATCGCTCATCAGCCTATCCGTTAGCTCTGAAATCCTACCTACATCATACGGGTTAACCAGCGTATCGGGATAGAGGTACTTTGCCGATTCACTCCTTTCACTACAAATCATAGGAATACCCAATGCAGCTGCATCCATGCAGGAACGGCCAATGGAATAGGATAGGTGAGTATCCACCAATACCTTGTACTGAGTTAGTAACTGTAAGTATTTCAGGTAATCTGTGCTGCCGTAAACATTCGTGTAGGTTTTCATTAATCGAATGGCATCATCGCCCTGATAGAACAGCAAATCTACAGGATACCGTTTATCATAGAACGCTTGTGCAACATACGCCTCGTTGCCCAAATAGTTGTGAGAAATTACTCCTATCCTATTTTCTTGCTGTGCCTTGGCCACGCCACGAACGAAATCAATATCAATAGGATTGTGAACGAATAGAACTGGCTTATCGGTTAAGTGCTTCAATAGTTTTATTTGATACTCCTCAACACCCATTACGTAATCGGCTGCATTTAAAGCCTGTTTTAGCAGTTGAAAGTTAAACGCTCCATTCATTATATCAACCGAGTGATCGGCTTGGCAGATGAGTTTCGTTTCTGAATCCTTGCCCAAAATAGCCCTTACCTCAAGTGCTAAATCCAAATCGTTCGGTGCCAAATTCATGTGAATAATATCGTAGCTCTTTATGCTTTCCTTGTTGATTATTTCAGCCCAGCGTTTCACATCTGAACCCAATGCACGAATCCAAAGGTACTGCCCGCTTCGGGTTATTTTCTCCTCATTGATTAGTGAACTATGTATGTAGTTTGTTAGCCACAATACTTTTTTATGTTCATAAAGTTTCCACTCGGGTATGGAGTTCAGTATTTCAGCGTGTTTTCCATATAACTCCTCTCTCCTATCCCATAGCGTTTCGTGGTAATCCCCGGCAATGTACTCAATCTCATCCGTTGTGTGCGGCCTACAAATAATCGGGAACTTTTTATCCTGCAACATCCTTGCTACCTCCAAATCGGTCATGCCGTGATACTTGAAATAGTTGGAGTGAATAAATACCTTATCCGTATCGTATAGAGATAACCCCGTGCTGGCCACGTTGCAGATGTATGGCGTTTCCTCATCCTCATTCCACGGGATTACCGTGTGTGCATCCATGAAGTGCTGCGGTTTAGGCTTCAATGCCTTACCGTATGTGGTTACCGCCACGCATCCAGTTTCCTGCATAAATCGCAAGCTCTTGGTGAAATAGGATTGCGTATAGATAAAATCATCATCTATGGTAAAGTAGTATTCACCCGTTCGCATGAAGTAGAACTTTCCGGAATCCATGATATTTTCTTCCCCGATATGGTAATGAAATTTCTCATCCTTCGGGAACTCATCAGGAACCTCGGTGTATTCATTCAAATAAACACGAACGGCATCGCACTTAATGCCACGGAGTGAATTGAGAACTTGCTCACAGTATCTGCGAGTTTTCGGGTACGTTGCTAAATTTATCGTAATCGGTTTGCTCATGCTGTTTTCATTTTTAGTGTTTCTAACCACACGGGTCTTCGTTTCCAGTTTTTTGTTAGTTCTTCAACTTCTTTTATGTAATCCAAATTGCTTACTTCGGTTACTCGATTTACACTCTCTCCAGTTACCTCTTGCCCTTTGATTATTCGCTCGGTATCTTCATCAATCTCATCACGTGTTTTCAGAATATTTGTTGCTACACATCGGCAGTTTACGTGCCACTTTTGGCTGAAATCAAAATCCTTTGGATACGTGCCTTGTAAATCTGCGCAAACAATACCGCCCTTATCCAGCGAAATATCGTAGTTCGGAGCAACACTTATATTAATGCCAACAATGAAATCCTGCTGCTGCCTCCGTAGCATCTGAGCCGATTCATAGGCAAAATTGGTTTCGTTTCTCGTTAGCCTCATGGCATTTTTGTAACTTGAGCGGTACATCCCCCGACCAGGCCTTGCCACATCCACAGCATTCAGCAACCTCTGTTCCCCAAAACGGCTATTAACGTTCTCTCTCAAAACAATGGGATTGTTAAGGTATCTACTCATCTGTATTGCTGTTGTCTTGGCCGATTGCCCCTTGCTTACTGCGAACTCCAGTGCGAGTTCTAACTCCTGTTTGAATTGTGCCGTATTTCTCCATATCCTTTGAGAAAGGTTTAACCCTCCCTCCAAACGGTTGAGAAACGCATCCCTCGCATGGATATTGGGTGCTAAATACCGATTCAATGCCCTCGATGGTAACAACTTCGCCTTTTTGCCAAATACCGTTTGAAACAGCAAATCATGCTTGTTATTGGCAATCTCCCAGCAATCCTGAACGCCAGTTAGTACCAAAGTATTAATATCGGAGTGCATCATTCGCATTAACTCATTTACCTTTCTGTTCAGGTCGGGATGGTTCGCAAAGGCATACTCCAAGTTTGAGTAGTTAACACTCATGTTGGCAACTTGCTGAATGACGGATAGATAGATAGCCCGTAACTCGGCACTCAACCGATTTACCAAAGCCCGTTGTTTTTTATCAAACCTATCCATTTTTTACAGCAAATTGTTAATTTCTTGGTTTCTCTCGTTCATTATCAGCTCAACCTCATTGCTCACGTTATCCACCACATCCAGCTCTTCAACGCCCTGCTCGATACTTATTACCCCTGCATCCCGTGCTATCTTAATGCTCTCTGCCCTATCCTTGAGCGAACGTACACTGTACGGCGTGATAATGCTTCTACAATTCAGCATCTCAAGTTGATTAGCCCATACGGGAAACTGAACGGCCATTAACTTTTTCACCAGATCAAATTCTTCGGTGAGCATATAAACGTACTCTCCGCCATAGTCCTTTGCCCGCGCCTTGCTATCGAATAGCAGTATTTCCTTGTTATCTGCACTCAAGGGAGTTTTCTGCATTGCGCTCGGTGAGTTGTTGAACACCTGCGTTTGCTGATAGAACTGCTCCTCAATGGTTCGGTACTGCCACTCAACGGCATCCTTTGCCCCTTCCCATTGCACTGCATTCATAAAACCGCCTTTTTCGACAACGATCACCCGCCTCGAATCATCGGGTTTCTCCTCCACCTTGCTCACTCGGCCACCTTCGCCTTTATAGATAACATATGTAGGTACGGTGTTTTTATCAATGTACATCATCTGCTTGGAGAGAATATCCTCCATTATCTCCACCAGTGCCGTTCCGCCTTTGCCGCCCCAAACAGGCTCATCAATCCATGTGTAGATAACAGGCAATACATCTAAATCGTTCTGCTCAATATCTAACTGCTTCCACCCGCCACCCGTATTCTCATAGGTAATCACGGCACCCACAACGTAGGTGATTAACTTCATGGTGGCATCCCTTGCATCCGTCCAGCCAATGCTCAATCCTAACAACCGTTTCTCATCGCTGAAATAAGGGTACAATTTGTACCCTAACGCCGGGGAATAGAGGTTGTGAGTTAATGCAAACTCCGATGTTTTGCCTTTTATCGTTGTTCGTTTCTTTTCCAAACGCCAAACGGTGGCCACTTGGCACGATTTGAAGAGTTCCTTTCCTCTCTCCATGTTCAGGCTATCCACAGCATTAAGCACCTTGTAATTTATCTCTAATGCCTCTTTTGCTTCTTCCGCCTGTTCATCATCGTTCTCAATATCGTACTTTCGCACTACGTCAGTATAGAATAGCGATTGTGCCATTTTATTAACGGCCTCCTTTTGCTTGGCTAACGGTATCCTTCTTATTTGGTCAACGCCATTCTGCATCTTTACAGGATAACGAAGTGCATCAACCATGATGGCGTGCTTCATCTCGTTATACTGAGGCTCTAAATCGTTAGCCCATGATGGAAGGTTGAGATCGCTCTGCGTTAATAGGTAAACGGCCTCATTCGTGTTCGGTTTGTTGATTATTTCCTGTAGCTGCTCTATCGTCATGTTACTTTATTTTAACGATGGCAGTTTTTCCGCCACTCCCATTTTCGGGATGGTTATTTCTTTGCCCTTTTTACGGGTTTTCTCCCTGCGGGTTTCCTTACTTCCTTTGGTGTTTCGGTTGCCTTAATCTGCTGCTCAACCTCCTGTTCAGGATATTTCGGCAACATCCCCTGCCTTACCAGTTCTCGGTTAATCTCCTTCTTGAGCAGGGTTTCACTCTCTGCAAGGTACGGAGCCACCCGTTCGTGAGTGAGCCTCGAAAGCTCATCAACAAGTTTTAGCTTCACATCCCGCCTTGCATCCACAGCCACTATATCCGCTTCGTTGTAATGAACTCCATTGGATATGTATGTCCCCCAAACATCACGCTTGCCATCGGAAAGTTCATAAATAATTTTATTCGTTCCACCCTCAAACGTGGATATGGATACAGCCACAATCAGCTCCTCGCCCGTGGCTTTCACCCTTACCTTTTCACCTACATTGAAACGTGCCATAGTAGTATTTTTTTTGGTTGCTACAAAGATAAACTATTTTTATTTAATTTAAATAAACTTTTCAACATTATATTAACATTTCCACCCGCCTTACGAAATCGGGGTCATATTCGGAATAGCCCAACTCAAACCACATCCTCATAATGAAGTTATCCGCCCAATCTGGTGAATGCCCTATATTCTCTTTCACCTTATCCTTCGGGAGTATCCTTAATTTCGTGTCGTTATCCGCTTGATAGGTTTTGATTTGCCCCAGCTCCTCCTCGATGTACTGCCGTTCATCCTCAGCCACTTGGTACTCAAAATAGATACTCCCGATGGTATCGGCCAAATGGTATGCACACTCACATTTCAGGTTGTAGTAAGCACTATCGAATGGCCTCCCGTTATTTAGAAATCCATTGATTCCACAGTTATCCACTACCCCTCCACCGATACCATCCTCATCGGCAATGCAGTTTCGTGCCGGTATCCCGTGCTTGCTGCGCATGGTGTTGATGGTATTCTGAATCTGTACCGTGCTGCTAATATCGTAAACTTTCACATCCACTATTACGAAGCCATACCAAACCATGATAATAGCCTTATCAGAACCGTACCTCGCTATATCAGCCGTTATGTACCTATTGGCATAATCTCGATTTATGTGTGTATTGCTCCATATTGCTGCTATTTTTTCATACGGGATTAGTGCGGTTGGGTCGTCGTCATAATCGAAATTGCCGTTTAGTAACCTTTCCTTTGTGCTTTTATCCTTGATGTTTTTTAGATTTTCGATATACTCTTTCGGCAGCCACGGGTTATCTGAATATAGAGCGGGAATAAATCTTGTATCTTCGGCTTGGTTATTATCCCTGTATGGCTTGTAAAACGTGTGGTATAGCCAATTCTTCTTTGGGTTGAACGTTACCAGTATTTTACCCGCCAGCCCTATCTCCTCGTTGTGCCATCTACCTACTTTTGATTTTAGCACCTCGAATGCCAACGGGTGAACGTTGCCGGCTTCTTCAATCCAGCCACCTGTATATTCTTTTGAACCCAATGCCTCAAACATAGGGTCTTTGCGTGGATAGTATTGCAACTCCAAAAAATCAATGATGGAGCCATTATCAAAGAATATTCCCCTATCGTTTACCCGCCAGCCATCAATACCCTTGGCCTTGCATACCTTTCGCCACGTGTGTACCATTGAATCCCGCACTTCCATCAGGGTATTTCGCCCGAAAAACCATTTTGTTTCAGGATGTGTTACACACATCGTGGAGAATATATCACAGCCTAAATAGGATTTTCCACCACCACCTGCCCCACCATAGCCTATGAACTTAGCATTTTCCGAAAGGAAACACGCCCACGCCTCTAACTGCTTTTCGCTTCGGCTAAACCCGTTTTCTATCTCCGATACCGAGTGCATCCCTGATGTGTTGAATAGTATCTTTTGAGTATTTGTGCTCTAATTCCTGCTTCTCTGGAGCGTAATCGCCATCTATCTTGCTCAGGTAATCCAATGCCCTGACCACCTCGGCTGCTGAATTGTAAACCAGTGAGTACTCAATTGGATTGCCGTTTGCATCCAACTTGGTTGGTATCCGCTTTGGGTTGTTCCTTGCTATCTTAGTGGCAATCTCCATCCTTTCAAAACGGCTCAATATATCGTATTTAACGGCTTCTTTATCGGCTTCTTCCCGTGCTTCTTCTTTTTTCTTTTCACGCTTTTTTTGCCGTTCTAAATACTCTTTTTGGCATTCTTTCCAATATATTGCAAATGAACTTTCGGCTAACTCCGAATTACTCCGTATTGCTCTAAGCGTATCAGTAAAGGTTAACCCCTCTTCCATGCTGGATAGGATTATCTCTTTTGCTTTTATTTTGCTGATACGTGGTTTCATTCGATAAACTCTTTTGTTACATCTATGCCGTTTCTTTTTACGGTTAGTGTGTTATCAAGTTTCAGCATTCGCCTTACTATTACATCGCAATACTTCGGGTCGAGTTCTAATCCGTAGCATTTGCGGTGCAAGTTATTGCGCTATTTTTAAAAAAGCAAATTTTTAGGTTAAATACTCATAGCCTCGCTCTGATTTGTGCTTTAAATGCTGTATTTCGGGTTACAATACTTTTTTTAACACTTCTATATTGTAGAACACCATTGGCGGATGTACTTGCTTTCCTTTTGCGCTCCCATCCCACACTCTAGTATATTCGTCTAGTTTGCAAAAATATAAACCTATGGGCTGTTTTTCTTTATGGTTAAAGAACAGGAATACATCAAGACCAGTCATCTCTTGCACTTGCTTATAGTGATTATAGTGCTTTTGCTCAATCTCCAGCCTGAACAACCCTATTTCGTCTTGTTTCTCCTTGCCCAGTTTCTCTTTGCGGGCTATTTCGGCTATAGCCGCAGCTTTTGTATCTAATAATTTTATTTGCTCCAGCGTTTCGGCTACAGCCAACTCATACCTAAAACTTTCTAACTTCAATAATTGGCTCATGCTATTACTTTAAAAACGCAATCGCCCACGGAAAATGAAAGGTTATGGCCAAACCCGAAAACCGTGAGCGATGCGCAATAAAACCAACCAAACCCCAGACCATAAATTTCATTTTTGCTCCGTAAAGATAGCTAATTTTAACGCAAATCCAAATTTTGAGCAAAAATATTCATTAACTTTCTAAAACATCACTCGCTATTGCACTCATCAATGAAGTTGATTAGTTCGTTTATATCCTTTTCAGTGCCTTTCAACTTTACCGCAATGGTTCTCTCGGAGTGCATTTTCAGGTTAACTATCTCCACGCTGAACCTCGTAGCATGAATGAGTATTAAGCTTGTTTCTAACCGTGATAGGTTGAATATTTTTGTTTTCATTATTCTGGTATGTTTAGTTTATACATCGTTGCGAATACGTGTTTTATCTTTTCCAGCTCGTTTGCATCCTTTAAAGCATAACAATCGTTGCAAAGTTCCAATATTTCGTGCTGAACGGGATTGCCGCAATCCTTACAGAATACTCCCGTTTTGATGAGCCCTAAGCGGGTTCGGCACTGGAGTACCTTTCTATTGTACTCCGTATCCGTTTTGCAAAGGTGGTGGAACGTTTTCACTGAGTAGGATACGGTGGAGTGATCACGCTTACCTACTCTCTCGGCTAAATCCACAAAGGTAATTACCCTGTTTCGATTGCTGTAAACCTCTAAGGCTAACGCAAAGGCCGTTCGCCGTGCATCGCTGAATAGGCGGTTGCGGTTTCGGCCTTTGATGTTCTCAACGCTAACGTGGAACACATCGGCGCACACTTGGATTACCTGCTCAACCATGATTGTCCTTTTTGTCGTTAAACTCCCTTTCAAACCTACGCTGGTCTATCTCAGTGTAGATGAATAGCCCGATGGCCACAACGGATATGGCTATGGTTGTTAGTAAGAGTAGCATTTCGTACATGGCTTGTAAATTTTACGGTAAAACATATTTTTTCAAAACATCTATCAGCTCTTTCAGCTCTTTAAAAGATAGACCTCTTAGCCCGATATGGCAGTATTTGTTTATGAGTTCCAGTGCTTGCTCAACGTGTTCAAACTTGCCGTTCCGCTTTCTATGGTACTCGGTAAGGATAATGAATAGCCCATCGGTTATCTTTACCCGCCAATCCACTACTTTGTACTCCGAGCCATCGACAATATCCTTATCGGTTAATTCCGATTTCTCAAAGCCCAACTTGATTAAATCTTTTGCCTCCATGATGTTTAGTTTTTGGTTTGGTAATTATTTTTTGCTTGGTGAATGCCTATCCGTATGGCCTCTTTCAGGTTGTTCATTACCTGAGCCAAAAGCGCAATGTTATCATGTATTTTGTCCCGAAGCCTTAGCTGCTCTTCCGTTGCGCTTACAAATCCTGTATCGGCATTTTGGCGAACCATGCCATTTTATCTTTTTTCATTGTATTCGCCCACAAAAAGCGGGAGCGCACCCCAAACATCCTTACTCTTTTTTAACCTCTTCATAAGTTCGTTCAAATATTTCCTTTTCAACTAACCACCTTTCACCTTTTACACCAACACATAAATAATGCTTGCCCCATTCTCCTTTATGAAATTGATTTTCTAAAGTTGAAATATATGGGACTAAATCGGGCTTCAAGCAGTACTTAGCATCTTCCATAGCACCAATGACTCCATCCCTGTGTACCATACCATCTTCATCTCCTTTTTCAAAAACCTTTGCCTTAACGGTTGCTATTTTTCTGTACTCTTTCATTTCTTGCTGTTGCTTTTTCATAATTTTTGGTTTTTAGGTTTATACTCTATCTATTTCCTTTCAATCCTTTCGGTTTTCATTGCGCTTGTTGATAGCCAATCCATTGGCTTTGCGGTTTTAGTTTCTCTCGCTTGGTTATGGCTAAAATGTTTTGCTGGTTGATAGTTCGTATTCGTAGAACCAACTCGGCTCTTCCGTTGGAGAAAATGCCACGAGGTACTGCCAAACATTGTTCAAAAGTGAATACGTGCCATTCACTACCAATCCTTTCGGACTTTCAGGCAATACGTGATACACAATATCGCCTATGTTATATTTCGGTTTTGTCATATTTACCACCATTTTCTAAATCCTAATTCTTTGTGCAAGTTAGTAACTTTCTCCTTAAAATACAAGGCTTTCTCCTTGTAAAAACATAAAGTATCTTCGCCTTTCTGATTTTTCAAATCCAACAATCGTTGCCAACGTTCGACTCCGAGTTCCTTTTCCAGCTTCTCCATGAAGATTGCCGTTTCTCTGTTGCCCTCGTACCGATTACCGCTCCGATTCTGCGGACGGCAGTTATCAGGATCAAACCTCAATAGTAAGTTAGAACGGCTAAAGCAATGGCCGTTATCCATATCGGCAGCACGTTTCAGTAGGTGCGGTCGAACGAAACAACGGCAGTAAATCTCACCACCCACGATGCTATCTCGGTGGATAATCCTGATGTAACGGCTGAACCAATCATCTGCTTGTTTGCGCCAATACTTTTTATCCTGCTTTACTTTTTTTTTCATTGCCCGAAACTCGTTGCGCTGCTGCTGCTCCAATTTCTTTCTGCCTTGCCGATGAACTTTATCCTTGAACTCGTTGTAATACTGTAATCGGCAATCTGCGCTTTGGCAAACTTGGGGATTCAGCCTTAGCATTTCGATCAGCTCATATTTCTGCTTGCAGTATCGGCAACGGTACTTCATCTCGCTTTGATATTCTCTATCTCTCTGTTCAGAATGACTTGCGCTTCATCGGAGAGGCGACGGCAAAATGCCCACCCACCTTCGCTTTCATCAATGTACTTGTACAACGCAATGGTGTTATTCAACCGATTATATCTCCGTATAACCGGATGCTTAATATCATCCCAAAAGTAGCACCACTCGCCAGCCTTTGGCTCTTCCTTCAAAAAGAACTCTGCCCACTGGTCGAGGGTAATGAGTTGATGACCTTTGAAACATAATAAATTATCATCAAATTCATGTTCTTTGTTGTAAAACTTATAATCAAATCCGACGTTCCCAACATTCTCACATTGCCATTTTTTGAATTTTTCCCACATCGGATGCCCATCATCCTTTTCCACCACCCACTTTTCAGGGGCTTCGGTTAGCTTGCGGGTTGCCCATGTGCCGTTATCGTAAATTAATCCATTTTTATTCCAAATCCTATAAGCACCATCAAATAATTCATCAATCTTTACATTCCCTTTTAGCAAATCTGAAGCATCAAACGGATAACTCTTTTCTTCTATCTCTGCCGTTTCCCAATCCTCGCCGAACCGAATTATCAGCTCAGCATAAATTTCTTTAAATGTTTGTGTTTTCATTGCTTTTGGTTTTTAAAAGTTAATGTATTTTCTTTCTTTTCTCGAAAATCGCCCACACTTCATCTTGCTGCGCAGGTGTTAAATCTGCAAAATACTTTCCATACAATTCGTATGCAATCTGATTTATATTCATAATTTCTAAGTTTTAAAAGTTAACAAACGGTTCACTATTTTGCTCTAAAATATCCTTGTACGCCAGCAGCTCATCCAGCGTAGCCCGAAAGTGAATATTGCCGTTGTGCTTCTTTACTCTCATCATGCCAACCTCGACGAACTTCCTGCCATCGGCAATCTGGACAGCCCCGATTCTTACAGACGGAAATTCCCTTTGCCTTGAGAAAAAATCCTCAAGAACTTTAATCTCCAAATCCCATTTTCCATTCTTTGCCATCTTATATGCGTTTTTAGCCATTAACATTATTTTGCAGTACGTAGTACCAAAATTACTTTTCGTTTAAAATATCGCCACGTAGGATGGCTTTATTCGCATTTTCCTGAGAAGGTTTTTCTTCGCCATTCGGATTGTAATTTAATCCGCAATTTTTGCATACCAATCTCGGCTGCGAGAAATCCCACTCGATGCTGTTTCCACAAGCACAAGTTACGGTAAATTTCACAGTTTTCAAAATGTCGCCTAATAGAAGTGCCATAATTTTAAGTTTTTGTTAAAATGGTATATTGTTATCTATCTCTCCGAAATCCCATAGCTCAGCAGGAACTTCCCGCTTGTGTAGCCAGTTGGAATTATCCCATTGCAGTACATCCTTATCAAAGGCTTCATACCGCCCGTTGTTATAGTTCCTTTTACACTTCACCTCACCGCCTTCGCCCAAGTAGGAAAACTTTATTTTCTGAAAGCGTATGTAAACCTCGTTGATGGGATTCTCCTTGTCGCCGTAAAGCCTGAATACAGTTATCCCGTAATCGCACTTGTTGTAGAAGTGTGCTGAGCCGCTAATATCGTACAGGTTTGGAATCTCAAGTTTGCCGTTCTCTTTACCCATCTTTCGAGGGTGCGCCACAAGGAATACCAGCACATCGTACCGCTTGGCAAACATGGTAAGCCTATCCAGCACTCGGCTGATATACTCCGTTTCGGTTTCATTCTTTCCCCTCAAATGCTCAATCTTGTTGTATGGGTCGAGAACGAATACCTTGATGCCGTATTTCTTTACTAAGTATTTACCTTTCTCCAAAATATTCTCAATACTTAAATCCTCTTCTGGGAGTATGAAGTGAAAATTATCCTCAATGTAATCGAATACCTCATCATACTCAGCGTTATCAATGTTCGGTGCTTTGAATCGCTTACCCGTTAACTTTGATGCTATCTTTGCATAGTGATTGCGGATAGGTATATTCTCAGGTGAGAAATAGCCAACCTTGAATCCATGCTCAATGTTTAGTTTAGCAGCAATGTAATCAACAAATTCGCTCTTGCCATGCCCAGGAATCCCCGTTACCACAGCTAATCGCCTTGTTTCCCACTTGCAACAATCATCAAACGTTACATCCCACACCAAACCGCTATCCTCACCGTTGAGGTAGAAGTTGTAAATATCATCCCGTTCGGCTTTCAGGTTTACTATATCGGTTACGGGAATATCAATGGCATCCCTAATCGTATCAGCCAAAGCAATCCCTCCGTACTTCAATAAATATTCGTTGGCATCCTTGCAATCCTTGAAGTTTACCACAGCGCAACGCTCCGTTCCGAATCGCCTCTCCAGCTCATTTCTTAGTTCATAGCCCTTCGGGTCGTTATCAACCGCCAGATAAATCTTTGTTATGTGGTTGAACCAATCCATGTAGCCGTTCAAATAATCGCTATTCGAACTCGCACCAGCCGGTACGCTCACCACGTTTTTAACCCCGACACATAAGTAAGAGAGCAAATCCATTTCTCCTTCAACAATTACAATCTCATTATTTGATTTTACTACATCAATATTCCACAGGATTAGCTCGGCTCCCGAAACAACCTTGAACGATTTTTGCGCTCCCCGATACTTCACATTAACAACAGCTCCATCCTTTTTGTACGGAAACGCAATGCACTCAACCTCTTTCTGAAACTGCGGCATCCACTCTTTCACCGATACGATGCCCATTGCATTGAGTACATCCTGCTTTATCATCCGTCCGGTAAACCATTTTACAGCCTTATCGGTTAATCCCGTTCTATTCTCCCATTGCGGAACGGTAAACTCTTTCTCCTTTTGCTCTCGATGCAGCATGAAGGTTGCCCCACAGTGGTTGCAGTAGCCAACCATTTTCTCGTTGTTCCAGTTGAACGGTTTTTTCTTTTGGTTAGCCGGCTTGCGATTTTTGGAACACTCCGGACAAACCATTGAGTTCTCCCCGTTGCGATTCGGTTCTATTTCATAAACCGTGCGTGTATGTAGTGAGATTATTTTCATCGGTACATGGGAGTTATTTTAGGTTCGGTTGGTTTATTATTTTCAGCACGTTTCAAAAAAACATCAATATACTTCACTCCATCCTTATTTTTTGAACGCAACTTGTTTGGTGATAGAAAATTTTGCTGCCAAAAATTATCATTAACCGCAAATGTTATCGCTCTTTTTATTTGCTCAACCGAATATCCATCAATTCGCATTAGTTTATCCAGCGTATCAAAAGAACTATTGATGTATTTTTTCTCTAAATATTTTTCACAAAATTCAGCAAGTAAAAAAACATCTTGGCTGTATTCTTTAATTTCTTCTAGTTGTTCAGTTTCTGAATTAAATAATAATTCTAATTTTTCAATCACCTCGTTAATAGGTTTACTATTTAATAAGTTTAATAGTTTATCTATACTAACCGTGCTTTGGACTTGCTTTGCCATGTGCTTTGTACTTGCTTTGGTAAGTGCTTTGGTAAGTGCTTTGGTATTTTTTACCAGAGCAATTATGTTTGCTGAATACTGATTTTTGGACTTTTCAACCATCCTTATAAAGCCCGTATCTATTAGTATATTTAATGCTTTTATGTACGTTTTATAATTCTTAATTCCGATTGCATCCATAGCCATAGATGTTGGCAGCCTAAATACCTGCTTCCACCCCATCCTATTAGAGTGTTCTATAATGAAAAAATATAGAGCCGTGGATGTGGGGTTGGCTATGTTGGGATTTTCATACATGAAGTTAAAAAAATCCTTTGATAATTCGTAGCCTGTCAATGATTTTTCGTCCATGGTTAACCCTCCATAAAATATCTGAATGATGCCCAATTGCGAAATTCATCATTAACAAGAAGTTCTTGTAATTCATCCAAATTTCCGCCATCCTTATAGAAATTATTAAGCATTATGCTGGTTTTCCTTGCATCATAATAATCAAATTTATTTCTGCATATCCCTTTAATGTATGCTATTTGCTGAATGTGAGGAGGCTTATTTTTAAGAATTAATATTCCACCCAATTTATTCATCATAATATTAAAAGTTTCAGCGTCATTCTTGTAGTATTTATCTACACCAATGTCTATTGCCTCAAACACATTAGCAACTCCAAATTTGTCTATTAGATTAGTTATATTATTTAATCCTGTATCATTTAACTCATATCCTGTTTTTTTAGTAATGTAATTATGAACAGCATTAATGCTGTCTGATTTTAAATCCAAAAGGCCATTTCTCCACTCAAGCATCATTTCTAACTGTTGCCTTCTTATGTTTAATTCCTCAATCTGTTTGCGCTGTTTTTCAACAACAGTTTTGTCAGATAATTCTCTTGCCCCCTTACCTCTGTTGCATATATAGCAACTGGTTATAAGGTTAAGTAAATCATTTGTACCTCCCTCTTTGACTGGTTTAATGTGGTCAACCTCAAGGATAACGTCAGGAGCCTTTAGCCCACAGTATTGACACGTAAACGAATCCCGCTTGAATACCTCAAAGCGAAGTTTCTTTGAAATTGGCTGTCTTTTTGCCATTCTTTTACCCTCCAATAACAAAACCCCCACAAAGCAAAAAACCACTGGCTGCCGTGAGGTGTACCGAAACCTCTGCCAATGGTAATTTGCCCGTGAGGGTTGTATTTAAGTATGTAAAAAACTCTTTTTTCATCTCGGTACTTTTTTAATTCGGCACTACAAATATAAGCAATGTTTTTTAATTTGCAACTAAATTGATGAAATATTTTTAAAAGAATTTTCTCCACGAAGGAGAGTTCTTTCTCAGCTCATCAAATCGCTTGTTATTCAGTTTTAGTTCTGTTTAACTCCTTAGAATAATCAATAACCATTTTCTCAACGAACTGGTTTAACTTCATGTGGTGCTGCCTCCTTGCAAACGGTTCTAACCTATTGTAAGCCTCAACTGGCAGCACTATGCGAACAGGGATTAACTCCCCGTCCGCAATCATCTGCATTTGTGTTTTTCTCTTAATCTTTGCCATTTCTTAACTATTTTACGGTGAAATAATCCTCTATGTAATCGGCCAATTCGCTCAGCTCTTGGCTCTCGGTGAAGTATAGCGGCTCTCCGTTCTCGTTCCACTTGGTTAGCGTATCCACAACGCATTCCTTCGTTTTTAAGGTGTAATATTCTTCTCGGTTTCCGTATTCATCTGAACCGCCATAATGCTTTTCAAAGGTTCGGTAGATGTTGGCTCGAACTTCATACTCAAAATCTCCTTCGCTTAGCTGTTCGTGAATAACGGAAATCTCGTTGCTAATATCATCTGCCTGTTCAATGGCATAAATGATTCGCTCTTTCAGCGTTTGTTCTTCAAATGAAGTAGTCATGGCTCTGTTCTTTTTTGTTTTTTTCATCGGCTTTTGTAAATGATAAGCTCATGTACTTATTGCCGTTTTTGCTCTCTCTAATCCACGAAGCAATGTAATACTTTGCTCCACCGATAAAACATTTACCTCTGTAATCGGGATGCTTTTCGGTTTCCTTCTTTGCGTTTTTGAATAACGCACCGCTATTGTCCTTTTGGTTGCTCATTTTTCTGTTGTTTTTCGTTTAACAATTCTATTGCTGTATCTAAAGCCAACTTCATCATGGCTATCGTTTTTCTCAGTTCAAGTTTCTGAAACTTCAATGGTTTTGCATACTCAATTGCTCCGCTTAACGATGTAAAAAATCCATCGCAATAGCAAAAATCATCGAACAATTCATCTTTACGTAGCGTACTTTCTCTGTGCGCCTCAAATAAGATTTCTCTCATTTCTTCTTTTAATCCTTGCTGTTCCATAGTGTTTAAAGTTAGTAAATTATTGTTTAAAAATACTGCAAATTCCGTTTAAATTCTTCTTCTGTTACGTGTTTTAGAAAGATTCTAAATAGCACGCTTAAAACATTATCGTACAAATCCTGAAATTCGCTCTCACTCATAGCATCAAAGGCTATGGATTTTGGCGTTTCGATCCATTCTTTGCGTTCAATGGAGTAAATCAAATCGCAATGCCCAGCCGCCATTTCAACGGTTTTCCTGAATAGCTCGATATTGCTTTTGAAATGCTCAACCACCTTTTCATTCTGATATTCCCATGCACACTGAATGAGAGCGAAATACTTCTTGTGAAATTCATAGTTCCGCACCTCACGGATTGAAACTTGGTACACACTCCCGATTTTTAACTTCCTCTTTACATCGAAATCCGTATCGGTTGCGGGGATCAATCCCGTTGCCGTATTTACCACGTTAAATTTCATTTCAGGCTTATTTTTACCGAACCATTCACGTTCGATACCTTGATAAACTGCTTGTAAATCTCAGGATGCACCTCTTTGAGTGCCTTTGAATCCAGCGTTTCACGGGTGTAATCAGCGGCTTTGGTAATGGTGAAGTAATTCGTATCCCACTTATCCACTCCCAAATCGGTAAACATAGCCTCAATGCGCTGCTTGTACTCCTTTTCCAGCTCTTTATACTCCTCGATTTTGCTCAGGATATTGGCGTGTTCTTTGATTAAGTTCAGCGCAATTTCATCATTATCGCTCTTTGCTATCGTGAATGGATTGCTGAACTCCGTGCCGTTCCTTGCTGCATTGAGAAAATCAATCACATATCGCTCTGGTACCGGATCAACCTCAAACAGCTCAACCCGTTCCTTTTTTCGATTCAGCCAAATAGCCATCAGCCCAGCAACCTCAATATCGGGATTAACGATTTTGAAAAGGTGCTGGTAAATGGATAGCTGCCAGCGTAGGTAATCGGTTTGAAGGTTCGATGTGGTTTTAATATCGGCAAGGTAAATTTTGCCGTTAGCCTTTATAACCCTATCAATTGGCGATGCAAAGAACTCAAAATCGGTAACAATGTACTCCATAGCCACAACCTTAATACCTTTCATAGCCTCAGCATACCATTCAACCTCTTTATTTTCACAAGTGCCGAATAAATCGTAAACCTGTGTGAAGTGGTGAAAATCGCTACCTCGCTCTGCTGCCTTATTCAAAACGTGTTCGGGAACGTTAGCGTACAAATTTGGGAATAGTATATCGTTTAGATATTTGGTAATCCCTTTATACTCCTTTGAGCCATCGCTGTAATGGCGGTACGGCTCGTTAACCAGCTTGATGTTTGTGATGTTAAGCATTTTTGAAATATTCGTTGAAGTAGTTAACTAAATCCTGCCTGAACTCCTTGTATTCGGGATTGCTGCACATCTTACGTGCTTCTTCTTTGTCCGTAACCCTTTCGGCTAATGCCATAACTTCCTCATAGGTAACGCTCGGTTTAGCATCCTTGCCATGAGTATTCGTAGCATCGGGGTCTTTTGTATCGTCAATGCAAAACAGCCCGTTCATTGCATATTTCCTTGCATAGCTGCTTGCGCTTCCAGTTATTTGCGCTCCATCCATGCCTTTCTTGGATTCTTCCTCCCGTGCAAAGGCTGAAACGGTAACCGATTGCCCCTCGGCATTGGTAACGGTTGCAATAGCCTTGATGTAGTACCTTTCGCCCACTTGCACAACTTCATCAGTGAGTGTTAATGTGCATTCGTTGGCTGCAAGTAACGGCTTAACGGCTTCGAGAATGTCCTCAGCACTGCGGTACTTGTAGCCGCCAAACTTGTTAAACTGCCCTTTCGGGGCTTTCAATTCGCTCTGAATTTTTACCAGCTCTTTCATACATTTAATTTTTATTGGTTAGTGAAATTTGATGTATCTGCTTTGCTGCTCCCATTGTGATTACCTCACCATCACACTCGATGGCGAATTTCAAATAGGGATGCAGCTTGGCAAATCGTTTCGCTTTATCCAGTTCGGAAAGTTTGAAAGTTTTGTATCGCTGCCCGTAGAAGTGAATCCTGTATTTCGGAACACGAAGTTGCCGCCCAATACCAACCACAAAGGGCAGTATCAGAACGGCAACTATCAGTATGGCGAGTAGTGCTTTCATCGTGTCAAACTAAGCAGAAAATAATACACTGCTGGAGTTGTCTGAATGTAATAGCCCTTTGCACCGCCTCTCGGTGAATCATTCCCAGTATCCTTGATTTTGCCACCCTGCGATTCAATGAGCATTTTAACGTAATTGCTCGCATCATAAACAGATGTGAACCTCCCACTCCCATGATAATACTTCGGGTAAATTTTGCAGTCATTACCAAAATGGCAATTGCTAATCATCCTCTTGATTTGCTGATTAATTTCGCCCTTCTTTGTCATAAGTAAGGCTTTCGTTCTGTTTGTCATTTTTGTTTTCATTGTGCTTTGTTTTTAGTTCAACTTTGTGTTTTCATTGTACTTTATGTTTTGGTTATTAAAATGTGAGCAGTTTAGCCACATGCTCAGGTGGTTATGCTACTATTCAAACACATTAAAATTTTTCAACTCATTTGCGACAACATCTTTGATGATTAGTTTGGCAATAAAAGCCAATCCATCATTATCAATACTATCAATACTTGATGAATTTGAATCTTTTGCAGCCTTTTTGTAATTCTCAACGTGTTGCATGGCATTTTTAAGCATTGATTTGTGCATCCCAATTAACACTACTTCTATTGCTTTTTGCAATATTTTCATTCTGTCTTTTCCTTGTGCTTGTGTTTTCATGATTTCTGTGTTTTTAGTTCAACTTTGTGTTTTTGTGTTAGTGTGTTTATCAAATTATACGGTAAAATTAAAACATTGTTTCATATTTTGCAAATTTTTTACATTATTTTTTAATTATTTATGCTAATTTATATCCATTCTAAATAAGAGCAGCAAAAGAGGGAGCAGTGCAATGCACCAACTCCCTCCCACTAACCAAAACACATCATGAAAAAACACAAGCTGCGATTACGGTGCAGCACCCGAATAACGCTCTATGATACCACGATTTTATCCATTATCTCCCCTATACCTATATCGTTCCGCGGCTTGGCTTTCGGGCGGCGGGATACCCAGCACACACCCTGCGAGCCAACTACCACCAAATGTACAAAAACTTTTTCAACGTGCAAGTCGCCATAGCCTGAAGGCCAAGGCGCTGTTGTGCAACGTATTTAATCTAGAGGTCTAATATTCCAAAAGTCTGGTTGTAAGGAATTTTGATATTTATTATCTCAAATTTGGGACTAATGCTTGTTTTTAAAGCTTTTAAAGTTTTCAAAGACCTTTCATCAGATGTTACGAAATGTGTGATACTTTTATCAAGGTCAGCTTGTGAGAATAATTTTGAATCATTTGGTATTATTGCTCTAGGTAGTAGTTTTTCACTCGATACATTATTATGAGTAAAGATTATTTGAGCAAATTCTCCTGTTTTTTCAGCGTGGTTTAAATTGAATGGAACTATTTGAATGTCTTTTAGCGGTAAATCCTCAAGTTTTCCACGAACACAATATTCAGCAATTGAAATAGTTGAAACTTTTAATACAATATCATTTTCTAAAAAATACTTGTAATAAGAAAGGGCGTTTTCATGTAAAACATCCTCATCATTTAAAAGGCGAATGAAGAAACTGGTATCGAGTAAAACACTATGCTTCATAACCTCCTCTCAAATTATTAATCCATTCATCTGGGTCAACACCTTTCCAGTTCTTTTTTGCTTTTGTAATGAGACTGTTAAGGTATGAAGCGTCAAACTTAGGATTATAATTGATTAATTCTAGCAATCTTAGTGTTTTCGTGTCAATTTCACCAGTTTCAATGTTTTGTTTACCAACTGCTCTAACACCAAAATTTTTATAGAGTAAATTTTCTTCTCGTTCTTTTAAAAAATCTTCGCCAGTTTCAATTGCTAAATACCCGTAATCTTCAGTATCCAAATGAATATTTGCTTTACTTTTCCCTCCAGCATCCTTTAGTATCCCATAAAAATAAAATTCAGCATCAACCCAAATATTTTCGGTTCTATAATATTTGGTATTTGGTGAAATCTGCAATTCATAGTCTTCTTTTAAAGAGGTTTTTATTTGGAACTCATAATTTTTCTGTATGGATAAATTCTGAATATTTTCAATAGCTCGTGCAGTTTTTAAGTCTAAAAAATCAATTGACTGGTTTTCATTTACTTGACTTAAAATTGCGCTAAATCCTATAACTGTTTGTATAGTTGTTTTAAAGATATGTTTAACTGAACCCTCCTGAATATCATATGTAATTAAAGGTCTTTCTTTTTTGTTGTTAGGGAAAAGTAAATCCTCAACATTTTGCAGAAGTGATGCAATATGTTTAATGTCATAGTTATCAGGCTTTAATTCCTGATTACCAGACTTTCCAAATACTCTAAATTCTATGTCACCTAACTTTTCCATAGGACAAATATAAGAATTCCTTTGAAAATGTTGTAACGTTTTTCGGTCTCAATATGTTGCACAACATACGTTAGCCAAGCATAAAAGTTGCTTAAATCTCATGTTGTACCCCATTTTAAGAACGCAAAGAGCGACCTAAAACAGTTCCTACTTCGCAGACCTGACTAACGCCAGCGTCTCCATAGGCTATCCCCGACATACTTTTCATTATTTCATAATCTGCATATAGTTTTAATGAAGAAGATTTTTTGCCAGTTGTTGTAATAAAGGTAGTTGATAATACTTCCCCTTTCTTCCTTAATTCCCTTACTAATTTTTGTTTTTGTGACAATGTTAGGTTATTTTCTTTTGCAAACGTATCTATTGAATATTTACCTTTTGCAAGTTTTCTATTTAATGCGATGTTGTTATAAGTATTAACCACATCGTCAACAAACAATAATGTATTTATTAGCGTAACCCTTTCAATAAAGTATTCATCTACCTTATCATTTTTCATTCTGTTTATTCTTGATGAGCATAGAACATAATTTGATATACAATCTTTTCCTCCTTTGTTTTTTGGGTTAATGTGGTCTATATCGTACTCATCGACATTTAAAATCATACCTGTATAAAAACATTTAGCTTCATACACTTCGTACATAGCGATTCTTAAAATCGGGTCAGTTCTCGGAATTATGGATTCTTTATCTATCATTTTATATTGAATTTAATTACACAAAGATAATTATATTTTTATTACAAAACAACTAATTATTTTAGAAAAAAGAACGCAAAGAAAAAAAACGGGGTACAACAAAGTATAAACGCCATTAAAACGACGGTTTATACTCACCGTTAGCGGTTATTCTGAAAGAACGCTTCTGCAAATCCAGCAGAACACATAGAACGAATATCGGCATCACATTTTATTTTATCTTTTGCCCATCGCATTTCAGGTATTAAATCAACTGCTGAT